CCATTCCCGAGAATACACATTGATTCCTACTCCAGATCCATTATATATTCTGTTTTTCTTTCCCCAGAGTATAAAAGAGCCAAAAAGCATTCTAATAACTATTAGTAGTCTAAGTGGTCCACTACTAAATAATCTAGTTTTGCCTTGATCAACTTTCACGTGTGGTCTACATTCATCTTTAAGACAATCTACATTAACATGTTCATGTCTGATGCCATGTTTTGCGTCTTCTATAATCTCTAAACATTCTTTCTTAAGAAGTGCTACACGCTCATTGTCCATATCATAGTCTTGATCATTTCCGAACCAATATTTTTTTCCTCCACACTGTTTAACAAACTTATTAATCACGTCTGGAAAACCAGGACTTGTTATCCTGGATATTGATTTAAAATCTGTATCGTGATCTAAACCCAGAACTGCTTCCTCAAAATTCATAATAGTCTTAGGAACATTTATCTTACTCTTCCTACGAAGGTCATTACCTAGGGCTATACAGCACATAGCTACATCACCACTATCGATATGAACTCTATCAGCATTGTACTTAGCTAATGCAATTTCATAAGGATTTAATCTTTCTCCCTTACTATTTATAAATGGTCTGAGTTTTGCAGGAGTTGTTTTGGCCTCTCCCCATGCTCCGTGTAAATCACTTTCTAATTCCTTACTCTTAACTGGGGCACTTATTCTCTGTGGACTAAGTCTGACATTGGAAAATTGAGCTGCAACAAAATCATTCAGATGGGGCTCGAATGAGTCAGTTTTTGTAACTATCTGGTCTTCTTTATCAAACATATTAAATACTTTAAGTATATCTTCAGAAAATAGGCATGAAGCAAGTCCAATACCTGTATTTTCATCACCAGCACTATGAAGTCCAAATAACTTCATATGGGCACTGTGCTTATTAAATAAAAACATGGGAGTTCCACAATCACCTCTAGAAGTCGTTGCTTTATACAAATATCCTTTACGAATATAGTATTTCTCATAATCTTTAGGATCTATGCAAGTCTCATCTCTAGGCATTGCTTCAAAAACAGTTTTAACTGTTTCTTTTCTTGTGAAATTTATAAGGAAACCGAAGAAATCTCTTTGATCTTCATGTTCTTTCTTCGTAGCTATATTAGGAGATATATCTCTAAATGTTCTATATGTCCCTGTAGGAAGTCTAACTACTGATAAATCTTGAGCAAGTAATTCTGG